CTTGGATGTATGATGGCGGAACTAAGAAAAAAGATTTGCAAGAATTACTTGATAAGAGAAGGATGCAGTGATGTTAGGAACTTTATTAGGTCCAATTACCAATATAGTCGGCGGTCTTGTTCAGGGGAAAATGGAACAAAAAGCGGCTGAAACTAAAATGAAAGTTGCAAAAGCAGATGCACAAGCCAAAATAATGTTGTCACAAGCTACAAGTGAAGCTGATTGGGAAAAGGTTATGGCTGAAGGGTCACGAGATAGCTGGAAAGATGAATGGTTAACTGTTTTATTTTCTGTGCCATTAATATTAGCTTTCTTTGGTGATTGGGGTCGAGTAATCGTTGCTCAAGGTTTTGCGGCTTTAGACGTTATGCCAAGCTGGTATCAATACACTTTAGGGGTAATAGTAAGTGCAAGCTTTGGTGTTAGGTCTGCTACTAAATTTTTCGGAAAAAAATAATTTTTTTATAGGTGTAAGAAATGAAGGTTACTGAAGGACAAGTAAAAGAATTGCTACATGGTAATTCTGATTGGATGCAATGGGTAGAGCCAATGCAAAAGCTTTTACCCGAATATGAAATAAATACTCCAGCACGAATTGCTGGCTTCATTGCTCAATGTGGACATGAAAGTTTAAATTTTAAAGTTTTAGAAGAAAATTTGAATTATTCTGCCAAAGGATTGAACGCAATCTTTCCGAAATACTTTAAAAACGCTGGCAGAGACGCAGAAACGTACCATAGAAAGCCTCAAGACATAGCAAACGTAGTTTATGCTAATAGGATGTCTAACGGAGACACAGAGTCAAATGATGGCTGGAAATTTCGAGGTCGAGGTGTAATTCAATTAACAGGCCGTTCAAATGTCACAAGATTTGGTGATGATATTGGAAAGCGTGTTGATGAAACTATAGAATATTTAGAAACAAAAATGGGTGCTTTGCATAGTGCTTGTTGGTATTGGGACAGTAGAAATATAAATCGTTCAGCAGATGATGGTGATATTGTTGTTATGACCAAACTTGTAAATGGTGGAACAATAGGTCTTGAAGACAGAAAACACCATTATGCTAGAGCTATAGAAATATTAGATGGCACATATGTTCCAAAGCCTAGTCCAATTCTTTTAAAAGTTGGAAGTACAGGCGACAATGTAAAAGCTGTTCAAGAGGCTTTAGGTCTTGACGCAGATGGGCATTTTGGAAAAGTAACAAGATCAAAGGTTATGGAATGGCAAGAGGCACATGATATGACTGTTGATGGTATAGTTGGTAAGAAAACATATAAAAAATTAGTTGGTTAATAATGAAAACTATTTTAGGTCATGAAGGCAAGCTGTCCCAAAAACAAATAACAAGATTAGGTGGATTAATTGCTTTGGTTTGTGGAAGAATTCCATATGAACATATTATAACTGATTTGAATAGTAATAACTTCTTGACAGAAAATAAAGAATTGACACCTGATGGAAAGTTAGAATTAAGAAGATTGACTGCTATGGCAGGGTTAAGGCCAGAACAATTTACTGAAAAATAAGTCTTTGATATTGTTTTTTATATAATTTTATGATTAAAAGTTTTGGTGGGTGGAAAATTCAAAAATATTATTTTAAATCGGGCGATATAAAATTTATATGAACTGTTGCTACCAAATGCGCTAACATTATAACAACACCACCCACACGATTAATCATTTAATATTTGATCTGCAGTTCTTGGTAATCTTGCATATCTAATTATGTTATTCACAGAAGTTTCTTTTAAGTCTAATATTAATGATATTGTTTTTGCATCAAATTTTTTATGCATCAAATCATTAATTTTTTTACCATTTTCACTTAATTTAACTTTTTGTTTTATTCTGCCTCCTAAATTATCATGTGTTTGTGAAGTTTTACCATATGCATAAATACTTTCATTTAATTTTTTTTCACCAGCAGTTCCTTTTGCTGAAAGTTTCATTAACATTCCAAGTTCAACTTCTGTAGCTTTTCGCCCATTTTTTTCAATGAATTCCTTTAAAATGTTTCTCATTCAAAAAATCCTTTTTTATGTTGCATGATTTTAAATTCTTTTAATTTTTGCTTAGCATCAAAATAGTTTTGTTTTGCATTTTTTCCAGAATTTTTATCACACCATAAATCTAATGTTTTTTCACAATCAGCTCTTAATATTTTTAAATAAGCTAAATCTTCTGGTTTCATGCGTTTATTGTTTAACATTGATGATTGCCGTTTCTATTTTGTGTTGAACCAACAATCCATTTAATCGTTGTCGACTAATACCTATAGCTTTTGCTGTTTCAACTTTGCTTTTGTTTTTTTGCAATTGTTCTTTTATTAATTTTATTTGAGCGTTTTTGTGATTTTTATTTAATTTTTCCCAGAGTGTCATAAACCAAAAATCCTTTCTAATTTTTTTACTGTGAATAATCCATTATATTTGGGATGGCGTGCCATAAATAATCTGGCATATAGCGATATAAAGTCATTGTTTATTTTATATTCAGCTTCATTATCAAAAATTTCAATTTGAACCTCCCAGCGCATACGATTGGCAATCAACCAAGCAGAAGCCTTTTTCTTTTTAGCGGCAACTTCTTTAGCAAAGTCTTCAAACAGTGAATAAACGTGTGGGTCTACCCTTCTGTGGTATAAAAACCTAGATGCTAAACAATTTTTATCCATAGGGTCACGCGCTTCTTTTAAAAAGTTTACAAATTCATTTTCATCATTAAATTTACTCATTTCCATCCTCCATTAATTTTTCTAATTTATTTAATTCATCTTTAATCCAAAAAATCCTATCTTGTTGAACCTCCTCCTTTTCATATAGTTTTTGTTTTTCAATTTGGATATTAGCCAATTTTGATTTGGCATCTGTAAGTGAAGCTTCCATTGCGGTATGCATTTTACCTATCATGTGTGGTTCTCCTGTACTGTTTCTTCAAAATATTCTTGAAATTCTACCATCAGTGCGTTTTTAAGCCTGTTTGAGATGGGTTTGCGGCTTTCAGTGTTAAATATATCACCAAAGTCAATATCAACCTCTGGTGGGCTAAATTGAGTGCCACGATCAATTGCAATATTGTATTCTACAGAGACTTCAAATGTGAAGCCCCTGTATTCCAATTCCAATGTATGTTCATTTGAATAATACATTATTTCTTTTCCAAACTTTATAAGCTTCAATAGTTTTTTGATTTTGAGCAAGTGGAGCTTCATCAACAAAAGCGATGAATTTATCCCATTCCATACCAAGCCATTTGCATTGGTTTTTTAATATGGTTGTTGCGCTTTTGATTTGCATTATATTTCCCTCCCTAACTGGATGCGCATTCCAACGCGCTCTTCAGCCCATCTTTTAGCTTCATTAAATGTATCAAAGCCAAGTTTTACTGGAAAAGTAACAGCGTGGTCACCTTTTGGCATGTGCAATTCATAGTAATCATCTTCAAATTTTGTAATTGAACATGGTTTAATTGAATTTGTAGCGAAGTGAGTTTCATCAGTGAATTTAAAAGTCATCATTTTTTTTCTCCATTGTTAATATAATCACTTTATCAAACCACCATGCAGTGTAAAGTATTATTTTACAAATAAGTGTAAAAAGTTATGGGAAATGCATTTTTTTCTGCATTTCCCTGATGATTTTATTAAATTTCTGCCCATTCGCGGGTATTCATAGCTTTGGCTATCAATCCTTCACGATTTCGAGTTACTGATTGTGGTGTACTTGATTTGCTATCAGTATGTGTTGCCCAATGTGTAAGGCAATTATATAAAGCCCATTTGTTTTTACCCAAATCATTGAATTCATTTCCAAGTTGTTTCATCAAAATTTCTAATTGTTTTGAATTAAATTTTTCTTCTGATGTTTTTGAATTTCTTTTTGTAACATTGTTTTTGAAAAAAGTTTCTGCTTGGTTAAGTTTTACAGGAGTTTTCATATATTCATTCCACAAAGTTTTTTGATTATGAAAAGTTTCCAAACCACTAATTATTTTTTGTGCTGAGCTTTCAGTACTTACTTGTGAAGTATGACGCATCCAAACTTTGGATATAGCATCTGGTGTAGTACAACCATTTAAACACCACAAACGCAATGCATCAGCAGATGTTTGATATGCCCATGAACCATCATAACTGTTATAGCCACGAACTCTATATTTTACATAATCACCTTTTGATGGTTCTGTAACAATATCATTAAATAAAACATCAATTTGTAATTTACGACCCCCGTCCAATGCAATCACTTCAAAATTAAAATCATTTGATACATTTGCATTTTTAATGCTGTCATATGTTGAATTAACAACATCATCATGAGAAAGAACATGATAACTATTTCTATGAACATGTAAAACTGTTCCAGTATCAGCACGAACTAAACTCTTCCACCCTTCAATTGGCTCACTCATACCTTGCGGTACAATAGGCATTTCATTAACTTCAAAATTCCATTGGTTTTCATTTTCTTTAAAATCTAACATTTTTATCTCCATTTGATTAATGTGTATTTACTTACTAACATAGCCAAATCTAGTGTAAAGTAAAAATTTACATATATATAAAAAAAGGCAGTAAAAATGGCAATTCAAACATGTATATTTAAAGTTGAAGGTCAACCAATTGGCAAATCAAGACCTAGGTTTTCAACAAAAACTGGAAAAGCATATACACCTAGCAAAACTCGTGATTATGAAAAAAAAGTAAAACAATCTGCTTGGGTTGCTATGAGCAAATTAAAATTAAAACCTTCAACATCTAGATGTAGTGTTATTATTACTTGTTCAATGGAAATACCAAAATCATATAGTAAACAAAAAAGAGTATTTTGTGAAGCTGGTGTTATTATACCGCCAAGACCTGATATTGATAATTTAATAAAATCGGCATTAGACGGAGCAAATGAAATTGTTTATTTGGATGATAAACAAGTATGGCACGTTTCAGCTTTTAAAAAATATACTGAACATGATGAAAGGCCAAGTATGCTTGTTAAAGTTCAATGGGAAGATTAATAAGTGTCTGAATATGTATAATCAGCTCCATACTTTTCTCTCCAAGCTGTTTTGTCTTTGTGTATTGCTAATTTTGAAGTATCCCAAAGACCTTGGTGATGTCCTTCACATAACGGAATTGCATCTAAATCAGATGTTTTGCCACCGCTAAACCTGTCATGAAAAACATGATGTGCTGTTGTTGGTGAAATTTGTGGCTCATGAAATGTTTGGCAAATTATACAATTGCGTTGTCTAATTTCATTTAAAAAATTTTTATTTTTTATTGGCTTTGGTTTTTTAAAATTTGATTTAATCACTTAAAAACAATCCAATTGGCCTTAATTTTGGCGTTAAATAAATAGAAGATGTTTTGTTAGTTTCAATACATTGCGCCATACTATCCATATTTTCATATGGTTTATATACAGATGGCAAAGCGTTTCCACATTCGTATGCGTTTCTATATAAAGTTTTCTTTTCTATTTCTACGCCACCAACTACATATGTTAAAACTAAGAATGTATAAAAACTCATTTTCCTGTCCTCATTGACTCTTGTTGTCTTTCATATTCACTTTGTTCAGCTTCGGCAGTTACAGACCATTCACCATCGTGTACTTGTACAAATCCTGTTGCCGCAATACTTTTTATAAAATCATGGAAAACTAATTGTCGGTCTTGGTGATTTATAATCATTCCATTTTTATTTGGTCTTCTGTCACATAACTGTCTGGGTTTTGCATAACACTTCGGGCATGGCATTGCTCTTATCATAATTTGTTCATCAGTATATTTAAATTCTTTCATTTTAATAACTCCATTGGGTCAATTTCTAATTTTTCAGACAAAACATTCATGGCATTATCAAAAAATGTGTTAAATTCTTTTTGATTCATTGCATCAAATGAAATGCTATCAACTACACAAAAAACTCCACCTGTAATTTCATTGATAACGGATTTATAATAACCAGTTAAAAACTTAATATCATGATGTAAATGTGTAGATGTTGGCCATTTACCTGTTGTTTCAACAACAGCATTTAATATTGTCCAATAATATTTATGATGTGGGTTTGATCTACTGGAAACAAATTTTAAATCAAATATTTGGTTTTGTTTGCAACTTTCAATTGCTTCAGCATCATAACGAGTGATGGGGCTTAATACCCCATCACGCAATTCTACTTGTATTTTTGGTGGTTTAGAATGGGATTTCATCATCTAAATCATTTGATTGAGGCACAGGTGCTTGATATGAACTATCATTGCTTTGATTTGTTTTATTGCCAGTTAAATCAAGAGAATTTACATTACATGTTAAATAAGTTTTGCCATTGTATTCTCTTGTCCCAAAATCGCCGTTTATGACCACGGATTGTCCCTTTTTAAGCCAAGGTGAAACTGCTGAACCACCTTTACCCCAATAAGAACAATCAAAATATATTACTTCTTTTGTTCTTCTGTCATTAACAGCAACACTAAAACCAGCAACTTCTAAACCTGTTTGTGTTTTTCTTAATTCACAATCTTTAGTAAGATTTCCAGATATACATATAGTTTTCATTAATTAATTCCCAATTCAATTTGCTTGTTTTCCCAAGCTGTTGCTATTTTTTGTGAAAAATCAGCATCAGTTAATCTGATTTCACTTATTAATTTAGATGCTTTATCAAACATGCCATTAAATTTATCAGCATTTGCTGTTTCAATAAATTTCATTAATTTTATTCCGCGTTCAACTGCAGTTTCATGTTGTGTTGGTGATTTAACATTTTGATTTTTTTTACCAGTTGCTAAATTGCCATCATCATCTTCCACAGGAACACCACTCATTGATGATAATCCATATCTACGTGCATATGTAATTGCACCTCCATATGATTGCATATCATCTTTTTTGTAATGCAAATAAACTTTGCATGTAAATTTTTCACCACTTACATGTGCAAAAATTGTTTCAACATAATCACCCAAATCATCTTTCATTGGTAATTGCATAATTGCAAAACCATTTGCATGAAAAACAGGCAACACGGCTTGTTGTATTGCATTTAAATCAGCATAATTGTTTTTTAAAAAAGGGTTTTTTGCATTTTTAATTGCCGCTCCCAATTGTGATTGAGACAACATAAAAGCTTGAATAGCTTCATTTGTTTGTTTTGTCATTATTTCATCCTTATAGATACAGTTTGAGCACCAGTGACCAATTCAGCCCCATCAATTTTGATACCCGCTTTTAATTGTTTTTTGATTTCTGTTTTATCTGGTGTGATAGACACCTTGCACAATTGAGACGGTATTTCCTTTTCATCAATGATCGAAACGCTTTCTGTGCCTTTGCGTAATGATACAGTTGCTAATTCATGTGGTATTTTTGACTGCTCAGTACATAACAAAACAGTCTTTAAAATTTTATTTAGTTTTTCTTTACGATGTTCATGTAATGATTTTCGTTCTTGATATTGTTGCATCAATGTTTTGCAAGCAATAACCCCAGCATCAGCTTCATTAATACGTTTTAAAGTTTCACCAACTAAATCTAAAACATCTGTTTCGCCGTCCAATGTATCCCAATATGCATCTTCATCATCTTTATAAGGGATTAATTCTTCAGCAACTAAAGTTAACAAATTTGTATCTAATCGCATTTGCTTGCTTTCGAAGCTTTATTAAAATCCTTAACAGCTTGTTCAATTGCTTTTTCAATGAATTGAATAGCATCCGCTGGAAATTGTTGTGCTAAATATGCTTGTTGTGTTATTTCACCAGACTGTGCTTTATTAACTAATTCAGTTGATCTGTTTGAAATTTTATCAATTATTGTTCTCCGCACAAAAAGTAACGGTGTTTTATTATTACCCATAATGTCCTCCATTTGACTTTTAAACATTATGAAAAAAATGGTGTAATGTAAAGTGCAACTTTACAAATATTAAAAATAAACATCTATACAAATGTTAAATAGATTGTTTATAAAGGATAAATACCACGTTGTTTGGGTATAACAACGTGGTATCAAATGGAGAAAGAAAACAATAAACTAGGGTTAAAGTTGTCTTACAATTGATTGGTAGCACAACATATTGACACCTTCAAGGAGAAATTAACAATATGTCGTACAAAGCACTAGCATGGGCAATGAGTACAAAAGGTTTAAAGCCAGCAACTAAAATTATTTTATTATCATTGGCAGACAGGCATAACCCAGACAACGGATGTTTTCCAAGTATAAAAAGAATATCAGAAGATTCTGAAATGTGTCCAAAATCAGTACATAATCACATTAACAAATTAATTGAATTAAATTTAATTTCAAAAACTGGCCGAATTAGAAAAAATGGTCAACAAACATCAAATGAATATAAATTACATTTCGGGACTATGAAAAATTTACATAAGGACAGTGTAAAATTTACACATGGGACTATGCAAAATTTACAGACCAATAACCTAGTAAGTATTAACCATGTAAATGAACATATGGTTTTAAGATCAGTAAATATCGGTTTTGAAGAATTTTGGAAAATATATCCACGTAAAATTGGAAAAACAAAAGCTAAAACATGTTATGAAAAAGCAACTTCATTGCATGGTGTTGATAAAATCAATGAAGCTATTATAATTTATGCTGAAAGTGTAAAATTAAAAGATAAAAAATACATACCACACCCTGCAACATGGCTTAATCAAGGCAGATGGGAAGATGAAATTGAAATTGAGACAAATGAAAATATAGATTATGAATTTAGAAACATGGTTAATGATATAGCTAGGGTTCAAAGATGAATAATTTACCAGCATTGCAATCAAAAATTTTAAATGATGATGAATTAAGCAAACATAGAGCATTCATAGCTATAAAAGCACAATCATTGATGGGTAGGTATTTTCAAGTTCCACAAGATGAAATGATCAAACGTGATATTTTATTGGGTTGGATGGATATGTTACAAGATTATACCAATGATGAAATTACAAAGGCATGTAAGCAATATTTGATTGAATATCCATCAAAAAGGCCACATGAAGGATTAATTAGGCAATTAATTGTTAATGCAAGAAAACGCTATATTGCAATTAAACCAAAAATACAAATTGAAGCTCCAATAAAAAAAGAAATTGATATAGAAAAAAGAAGAAAAATAGCAAATAAAATAATGAAGAATTATAGACGATAATATGTTATAATGGGGAAGTAGGGAATTTTCTCCCTCCTCCCTGTATTGCCCTTCCTTTTTCTGCTCTTAAAGGAAGGGCATTTTATCAAAAGGAGTTAACATGGCTATATTGAAAAATAAAGAAATAGAAAATATAGCAGATAGCTTACCAATTGAAGCTGATATACAAAAAATTACAGAAATTTTTATGATTGTATGTGCTGTTTATTCAATGAACACTGAACAAATACTTGATGTAAATTCAAATATAATTTTACAGATTGCAAACACAGATCATCCAAATGAAATACCTACAATACATTAATCATTTGATTTAAATTAATAAAAGTATAATGTAATTATACATCTAGGAGGGTGTAAAATGAAAAAATGGCCAGCAACAGAAGTTGAAATGGTAAATTTAGACAAAGTTATACCATATGCCAGAAATAGTCGCGTACATAGTGATGAACAAGTTGCGCAAATAGCATCAAGCATACAAGAATGGGGTTTTACTGTTCCAATTTTAATGGATGAAGGATTTGGCTTGATAGCTGGTCATGGAAGATTAATGGCGGCACAAAGATTAGGTTTAAAAGAAATACCAGCAATGGTTGCTAAAAATTGGACTGAAGCACAAAAAAAAGCATACATTATAGCAGATAATAAATTAGCTATGAATTCCACATGGGATGAAGCTATGCTTAAAATCGAAATTAAAGAATTGACTGATTTAAATTTCGATACTGATTTAACAGGTTTTTCATTAGATGATTTAGCATCATTATTTGATGATACAGAAAAAGATTATGAATTACCTGATGAACAAGAATATAAAGAAACATATGAAGTTGCAGTAATATGTGATGGAGAAGCACAACAAGAAAAAATGTATAATGAATTGGTTGAGAAAGGATACAAATGCCGAATTTTAACCATGTAGTAGAAACAGATTACACGCCATCATTTAGAACAGAAAAAGTTGTAGGTATGTTTGATGTGCCTATATCTGGCAAATTAACAAAAGAATGGCATATAAATATGCCCCTTGAAGAAAATCCTTGGCAAGTTGGTTTGATTGTAGGTTCTTCTGGGGCTGGTAAAACAACAATAGCTAGAAAAGTATTCGGTGATGATGCCTATCATTTTGGTTATGAATGGAAAAAATCTTCTTTATTAGATGATTTCGATGCTTCACTTTCAGCTGTAGATGTAACTAATTCATTATCACATGTTGGCTTTTCTTCGCCGCCTTCTTGGTTATTACCATATAGGGCATTAAGTAATGGTCAAAAATTTAGAAGTGAATTAGCCAGAACATTGACTGATAAACGAGATTTAATTGTTTTTGATGAATTTACATCTGTTGTAGATAGGGATGTTGCAAAAGTTGGCAGTCATGCTGTTCAAAAATCAATAAGAAAAACAGACAAACAATTCGTAGCAGTTACTTGTCATTATGATGTGGAGGGGTGGTTACAACCAGATTGGGTTTATGATGTTTCCGCTAATACTTTCACTTGGGGGTGTCAAAGGCGAACAAAAGCGAAAATCGAGGTATTCAGATGTCATCATGTTGCGTGGCGATTGTTTGTGGGAAACCACTATTTAAGTGCTGATTTAAACAAAGCATCAAAATGTTATATAATGTTTTTTGACGGACAGCCCGCGGCTTTTAGTGCTATATTACCTTTTCCACACCCTTATTTAAAAAATACTTGGAAAGAACACAGAACAGTTACATTGCCAGATTATCAAGGTTTTGGGCTTGGCAACAGATTAAGTGAGTTTGTTGGTGAAATGTTGCATGAGCAAGGTAAACAATTTCGCAGTGTTACGTCACATCCAGCAATGATTGGTCATAGATATAGATCAAATGCTTGGATTATGGATAGAGCCCCAAGTAGATTAAAAGCTCCTGGAAAAAGAGGAACAATACAAAACAATAAAAATACATCTATAAACAGATTAACAGCTTCATTTATTTATGTGCCAAAAGAAAAAAGAAAGCTTAAATAGCCATATTTTTAACAACACTTTAAAATTCAGAATTTATGGTGTAAAATGAAAATTACTTGGTAATAAATGTTTAAGGAATTATGTTATGTCAGAAGACACAACACAAGATGTAGGTAAAAAGAAAAGAGGACCTAAAGGTGCTTCTAAACCATTGACTACAAAAGATTTTAATAAATTAATTAGCATGATAAGGATACAATGTACGCAAGAAGAATGTTGCAATGTATTGGAAATGTCCGACACCACATTAAATAGACGTTTAAAAGAAATGGGGTATCAAAATTTTGAAGACCTACACAGACAATTCAATAGTGAAGGCAGAATGTCATTAAGGCGTATGCAATGGCAAGCGGCAGAAAATGGCAATGCAAGTGTATTGGTTTGGTTAGGTAAACAATATTTAAATCAAAAAGATAAAACAAATGTTGAAGTCACAGGTGAAGATGGTGGCGCAATAATTTCTAGAATAGAGCGTGTAATTGTCGATCCTGCCAATTGAAACACCTAGATGGTGCTTACCATTATTAAATGGTGATAGGGGAAAGCCAAGGTATAGAGGTGCTAAAGGTGGTCGTGCATCAGGCAAATCACATTTTTTTGGTGAAGCTGTCATTGAAAGATTAATAGAAGAACCCAACACAAAAATAATATGTATTCGTGAAGTTCAAAAATCATTAGAATTTTCTTCTTTGCAATTATTAAAAGACAAAATAAATAAAATGGGTGTTGGCCATTATTTTGAAATACAAAAAAATAGAATTATGACTGTTAAAGGAAAAGGAATAGTTATTTTTCAAGGTATGCAAGATCATACTGCTGAAAGCGTTAAATCTTTGGAAGGTTTTGATGTTGCATGGGTGGAAGAAGCACAATCAATGTCTAACAGGTCATTGGAATTATTAGACCCTACAATAAGAAAAGAAGGTTCTGAATTATGGTTTTCATGGAATCCTAATTTAGATACAGACCCTGTTGAGCAAATATTTAAAAATAATGACAATGCTGTACTGGTACATGTTAATTATTTAGATAATCCATTTGTTACTGATGCAACAAAAGAAATGGCTAAACGTACAAGGGCAAATAATGTTTTAAAATACAATCATATTTGGCTTGGCGATTACATGAAGGAAGTTGAAGGTGCTTTGTGGAATGGTGATATGTTGCAAGCATCAAGGGTAAACAAAGATGAAATACCTGATTTAACAAGAATTGTAGTTGCTATTGACCCATCTGTAACAGGAAATGCCAAATCAGACGAAACAGGCATAGTTGTAGCTGGTAGAACCGCTAATGATGATACATATTATGTATTGGAAGATTGTTCCCTCAGAGGCACTCCTGATCAATGGATAAGGAGGGCTGTAGTCAAATATCATGAATATCAAGCAGATAGAATTATAGCTGAAGTCAATAATGGTGGTGATTTGGTTGAAAATCTGTTAAGAAATACAGATAAGAATGTTTCATACCGATCTGTTCGTGCTACAAGGGGCAAAATGTTGAGAGCTGAACCAATAGCCGCACTATATGAAAATAAAAAAGTCTTTCATGCTGGAAAATTTTCAGAATTAGAAGAACAGATGATTTTTTATAACGGACGTGGTAATGTATCACCAGACAGACTTGATGCCCTTGTATGGGCAATAACAGATTTATCCCAATCAACGGGGCAACCAATGTGGAGAATTAGTTGATGGCAATATTAGATTTTTTTCGCAAAGCACCCCTAAATACATTTGAATTAAAGGATGCTCCTCGAGTACACGTTCAACAAACTACACCTTATCATAATAGGTCAGATAATTTTAAATCATATGCAAAAGAAGGTTATCAACAAAATGCTATTGTTTACAGATGTGTAAATGAAATAGCGCAAGGTGCGGCTTCAATTGATTTTAAAGTTTTTCAAGGTGATATTGAACTTGAAAGACACCCATTGATTGATTTGTTAAAAAGGCCAAACCCTTTACAGGCTGGCAATGAATATTTTCAATCATTGTATTCTTTTTTGTTATTATCAGGTAATAGTTATGCAATAAACAGTACTGCTGGCGGTGTTCCTTCTGAATTACATTTATTAAGACCTGATAGAGTTGAAATTATACCAAGTAACAATGCTATTCCAAAAGGTTATAATTATAAATTAAATGGAAAAGTAGTTAATACATATGAAGCTGACCCATTTACTGGTCAATCAGATGTAAAACATTTTAAATTTTGGAATCCACTTGATGATTATTTGGGATTATCACCACTTATGGCGGCTTCAATTGATGTAGACCAACATAATCTTATAGCAAAACATAATATTGCATTATTAGTAAATGGTGCAAGACCGTCTGGGGCAGTTGTGTTTAAACCGCAAGACACATCTGGAAATGCTATGATGCTTTCAGATATACAAAGAAAACAAATACAAGATGATTTAAACAGAAGAATGTCAGGAACAAATAATTCTGGCAAACCTATGTTGCTTGAAGGTGATTTTGATTGGAAAGAAATGGGGATGTCACCGCGAGATATGGATTTCTTGCAAAACAAGCATATGGCGGCAAAAGATATTGCATTATGTTTTGGAATACCTTCACAATTAATAGGAATTCCAGACAGTCAAACATATGCAAATGTTCAAGAAGCACGTTTAGCATTATATGAAGAAACAATAATTCCTTTGGCTATGCGTGTTTGCAGTGATTTAAATGAATGGTTAGCACCAAGTTTTGGTGATGATATAACAATACAATATGACATAGATAGTATACCAGCAATGACTGAAAGAAGACGTAGGGTATATGAAAATGTAACATCAGCAGTTCGTGAAGGAATAATTAGCAGAAATGAAGCACGTGAAAAATTAGGTTTAAGCCCAATTGATGGTGGTGATGAAGTATTTATTGCGGCTAATTTGTTTCCTTTGGGTGGTGTTGAAGTTGCACAAGATGAAGGGATTGATGCAGAAGACGCTGGAAAATCTGCATATGATCAAAAATTAGATGAATATCCTGATGGTTCTCCTGTGCCTGATGGATTGCCAAATGCTTATAGGTTAAGTGAAAATGACAAACTGTGCAGTAATTGTTCATATTATGAAAAAGGACTATGCACACGTTTCAATGCGGCGGTTAAAGCAAAATATGTATGTAATGCTTGGAAAGCAAATGAATAATGGCTGAAAATTTAAATATTTAAAAACAGGAGTTTTTATGGCCTATGGTATAGAAATATTTAGTTCATCAGGTGTAACCACTTTTTCTTCTGAAGATACTACATGGAATTTAATAGGTTCTTTTAATGCGCCAGCAAATACAAGTACAACTTTTTCATGCGCTGTTTATCCAGAAAGGATAGTAAGCAGACTTATGTTAAATCAAGTTACTGGAGATGATGAAGCTTATGTTCATGAATATTCATTGCCAACTAACTCAACTACTCTCACTGTAACAGCACCAAGTTCTTCAGATACATCTGAAACACAATTTTTAGTGTTTGGTAGATAGCATGGTTACAGGAGTACAAATAAAAAATAATGACAATAAAATACTTATAGATAGTGATTTATCACATTATCATTTTTTAGGTAAATATACAGCATATAGTACAACACAAACACCAGACATTATGGATGGACCTGGCAATTTAAGTTATGGACCTAATCAAAATAAAGATATGACAGGTATGCCAGATAAAGGAAATATTTTTAAATATAGTATTCCTTCCAATGGTGCAAAGCCTCCAATGGTTTTTATTAAAAATGTAAGTGATGCTTTTATGGCTGTAGTTTTAACAAGTAAATCAGGTTCAAACTGGGATACTTGGATTTTTTGTAGCAGTGGTACTGTAAGTGCGCCAACAGTTTATGCATTTAGCCCAAGAAATCAAATGTCTACAACTCTTACTGGATATGGGTTAGAAGTATATGACAGTAGCGGAAATATTTCATTTGACTCTAAAATAAAACCATTAAGAGTAATTGGTGGTGGAAACATAACAAGCCCATCTGTTGCGCATACAGGTTCATTAGGAGGAGTTTTTATTTCTACTTTAGGGGTAAATTCTTCAGATACCACTGTATCATTTACATCTAGCGTTACTGCTAATGATATAATTTATTATTGTCCTTCAATATCTCATGCGGCACACCAATATGAATACCAAGCATCAGATAGCGGTATTGAAGATTGGAATAACTATGCATGGTCTAGGGGTGATATATGGTGGGCTTTTTATCGCTCTGGATTTAAAATTACATCAGGAAGTGGCAATACTAAATATTTTAAAGCTAATTATGGAGTATATGCAAGGGGTCATGTTTGGCAACATTCAGCAAGTAGTTCTAGTATATTCGCTGGATTGATATTAGGTGCATTGACAGGGGGTGCATATTTCGCCGCCGCCATAGCACTTGTTGTTGCGGCTGGTGGGTTTACAAATGCTGGTGTATCATCTGGTGGTTATTTGCCATATGCGAACAGTTCAAGAAATTCTACTTTGCAAAATACATTTATTCTTACAAGGGCTTCTTATTATGACTGATGTAGCTACTATGTGTGAAAATCATTGTGGTGGATGGGAAATAATATCTAAAAACCAAATTGATAATACTTTTATTTTAACAGTCTCAACTGTATCAGTAGACCCTTGTGAATATGATAATGACTTACACACTAAATTACATGAAGGTATGTCCAGCCATTCACATAGGAAAATAATTAAAACAGAATTAATTACTTTTGACCATGACCCAACTGACAGTGAAATTGAGTCTGAATTAATTAGTCTTGGATTTAATCCTGTAATACAATCATGTGTATATGGTTCTACATTCGCATTTTCTGGAAATGTAGAATTAATAAATAATAATACGGTTCAGAAAACAACACCAATTAAAACTGTTACAGATGGTGAAGATGATGTTTTTGAATATAGCAGAATATTGCATCCAGAAAATTTTCAAGAACTATATAACATGATACCAATTGATCTTGATGAAATACCAACATCAATGTCTAAAAAAGGTAATTGGTTGTTTTTATATTATGTTAAAGAAGGTTCTGTAAGGCCTGAACAATTTTTTAGTGATGATTATTTTTTGTATTCAGTAAGAATACATAAGGATACAGGACAAATTGTTCGCAAAGGTTACAACAAAGGATTAACTTTAACTGAAGATGAAATGTCAAACCTTGAAGGTACAGACGATATAGAAAATGTAATAGCAACAGGCTATTTTTTAGATGAACCAAAAACTACAATATATTATATGAGATCATCAGAACCCGAAGATTTTGTAAATAACCCAGCTGTTGTGGAAATTCCATATCTAGGCACGACTTGGCAAGATGGAGTTAAATTGCATACAAGAGAATATATGAGGGGTGATTTGTAAGGTATGATAAAATTAATTTTGTTAATTATTGGTATTCTTGCTTTTGGGTTTTTTTATTTTTTTACTTTTGGGATTAACATTATAAATTTTATAAGTGTGTAAAACAGGTTCAACTTCTTTTTCCCATTCATTAGAAAAGTAATCATTAAATTTTTTAAATAATTTTAAAATATACATTTTGTTTCCTTTAATTAAAAAAATGAAACGATTATCAAAACCGCTTCCTGTTATATTAAGATATTGTACCAATAACTTCTACAGTATCATCTCTACCAAAATAACTTAGATTAAACCATCTGCCGTTATCTTTTAGTGAAGTCTTACCAAATTCTGCCGTAAATATATAATGGCCTTTAATCCATTTACCGACTAATCTTTCATTGGAATAACTAAATTCACCATTAGTAGAGCCAAGGCGTACTAGCATTTCATTTGCACGTTTGCAAATTTCTTCACCAGTGTAACCAGCTTCAACTGGTTCTGGCAATTCTATCCAAACTTTCATCATTTTTGTCATTTTTTGTCCCTTCAATATGAAAAGCCCCAGCTTCAATTAGCTGGAGCAAGTAATTATGTTAAGATATTGTACCTTCAATCTCAATGTGGTCACGCCCGAAATAACTCAGGTTAAACCATCTGCCATTGTCCTCAAGCCCAGATAATCCAATGTCATTATTATATATATAATAACATCCCCCATATTGTGTGCTTTTATATTTAGGGTCATTGTATTGAAATTTCCCATCATTAACGCCAAGGCGTTTTAACATTTTATTTGCCCTGTCGCAAATATCATGGCCAGTATAATTTTCATCTGGGTCTTGTAGCTCAATCCATACATTCATTGTTTCAATTATTTCCATTTTTTATCTACCTCCTGATAAATTTCATCATCAATTCTGGTCATTATTATAACCATTGCAGTTGTTAATTCTTTTAAAGATGCTTCTTCCACAACTTGTTTTATGTTTGACCAAGCACTTTCTTTATGTGTAGCAATGCTTCGCATTATTGCTGGTTTTTTGTCTTCAACATCAGATACAATTGCATTATTGATAGGTATTATGTTGTTGCCAACTTTATTTTCATTAAGAAATTTTAAAACATTAGGTTTATCTTTAGGCACATATTTTTTAATTATTGTGCCACCCATTTTTTTAGCATCAACAAGGTTGCCAGCCCAATTACCATTTTGATTTGTGTATAATAACATTTTATTCTCCTAGTTAGTTGTTATTAGTTGATCTAGAAATACTATAATTTCTGGAAGGTGAATTACCGCAATAGCAAATAATGCCATAGCAATACCGTCTATAATCATTGTCATATTCATTTGCATGTGCCTCCTAGCACTATTTTTATAAAGACGCTTCGTGTGATGCCCATTTTACAAATTTACCCATATCGGCACCGTCTTTTATTCCAAAATGTGAAGCACATTGTTTAAGAGCAGAAGTTATTTCTAATTCTGGACACATTGAAATTAATTCATAAGCTTCATTTAAAGCATTTTCATATTTTGTAGAATTACCCATTTTATATTCTCCATTTGTTAAACTATATAATCAAAATACACCTTATTGGCTTACTTGTAAAGTATTATTTTACAAATAAACCAAATAAGATCAATAAAATATGGGCTTTATGCTATTTCACAACTAAATGGAACTCTTTCCATTAACCATTTTACAGCTTGTGATGGGGTATCGAAATATTCTTCATCACTGTCCAATAAGAATTTTTCATCTTCATATGTGGCTACCCAACCAAGACTTGCAACATTTTCAACATAACATGTTTTCGTTGCATTTGTTGATTTCCACATATCTAATTTTGTTTTTTCAAATTTCATCAAAAATGAATTTATTACATTTTCATTAATTTTTAATTCAATTGTTTCAATTGCATTTATTACTTGATCATAATCTAAATCATTACATTTCATGTAATCCAATGATGCATAAAGGGCTGTTAATGATTTTGTTTCATTTTCAGTTAAACCATTGTTTGTATCATTTGACATTTTTTAATCTCCATTTGTTTATGTAATATGTATAATGCTTATCCAATTAAGTGTAAAGTATTATTTTACAAATAAAGCAATAAAGATGGTTTTTCTGGTGTTTTTTTATCGTTTGCTGTATAAAAGCATAAATATTAAGGTAAAATATGACTTTTCCAGTTTTCATCAAAGCTAACAGAAGCAAAATTTCAATTTCAAAAGAAATTAGGGAAGTTAACAGGTTACGATTGCAATATGAACGCTCAATGCGAGCGCGTATGTTCAAATTATTTAAACGTGTTGGAAAAGCTTGTGCTTCAGAATATGAAATTAATGAAACAATTAATAAATCATTAATTGATTTGGATAAAAAAATTGGGCAAGAATTGCGTGTTCATTATGGTGAAGTCATAGAAAGATTTGGCAATCGTGTATATGAAAACAGAAAAATGGAACGCTTCGGACAATTACTTTTTCAATTGTATTCACGCGAAGGCGCACAAAAAGTTGTTGGTATAACAAATGCCACTAGAAAAAGCATATTAAAAGCTATTGAAATTGGTGAAGCTGATGGTTTGGGAGTTGCTAAAACAGCAAAACTCATAAGACAAAGTACAAGTGGTTCTATAGCACGTTCAAGAGCAACAACAATAGCAAGGACAGAAACACATGCCGCGGCTTCATATGCTACACATGAGGCAACAAAAGAATTAGGATTGCCAAGGCAAAAAAAGCGTTGGGTTTCTGTTTCAGATGCAAGAACTCGTAGTGGTCATGCATCGGTAAATGGTCAGGAAGTCGGTATAGATGATATGTTTGTTGTGCCGTACAAAGGAAATCGCATAGAAATGAAATATCCACATGATGGTGGTGGTGGTGCTGGCAACAACATAAATTGCAGATGTTTAGCAATATATTTCACTGATGAAGATAGTTTGTTTGATGATGGTGTAGCAAAACCATTACCAAAACCAATTGTTTTTGTTCCTGTTGAAAAGCCTAAACTTGATCTTGAAAATATTATGGTGATGAAAAGAAATTCAAAATTCAAACCATCTGATATTACAAATGCATTAAATGATAATATGACTGTATTAACTTTGTCTGTCGCTGAAAAATTGGTAAAACCAACAAGAATAACTGAAGGTCGTGGTGTTTATTATGCCAATGAAAAACATTTAAGCACAGATTTAAATGATTTAACTGCAGTTCATGAATATGGCCATCATGTAGATCATATAATTGGAATTAATGAAGGTACAAAATGGTGGTCAGATGATGGATTGAAAAGTGCCATATTGGCAGATGGCAAAAAAATGGGAATAGCAAAAGGTCAAAGAAACAAAGAAAAAATGTTTGATAAGCAATTTGATGAATTGTTTGAAAAAGTTGAAACCACAAAGAAATTTAGCAATGGAACAACAACAACATATATGAAAACTGTTCCTAAATTTGTAGGTGCTACAATGTTGTCTGATATTATTGATAGTTATGCAAAAGGTAAATTTAGAAAAGATTACAATGCTTGGGGGCATACACAATCATATTGGAAAAAACGTCCAACTGGACAACAACATGAAATATTTGCAAATATATATGCCGTACAATCACATACCAAAGCAATCAAATGGTTGAAAAAGTACATGCCAGAAACTTATGCAATTTTTATACAAAAAATGAAGGAAATATCAGAAGATGTTTGATCAAGCACTAAATGAATATATTGATAAATTTGGCCACAAACCAGCAATTGCTGAAGGTCGAGGCAATAATGCAGAAATAGCAATTGAAATGATGGAGGCTGTTTTAAGCAACAAACCATTGGAGATTTTAAACAATCCAGAAGGGGCTGAATTATAACATATGTGATTGGGGATTAACAAACTATCGAAAATGCTTTATAAATGTGTTATATATGTTTCAAAGTTTTGATTTAGATGATTTAAACTATTTAAAGAATAAGTTAAAATATCAGTTGATGTTAATAACTTAAACGAAAGTAAAGAGGGTCAAAAAATGTCTCACGAAAACCAGATTGATCTTGAAAACTATATTTCTGATCAAGAAACGAAGTTTGAAGATGGTCGCGTTGATGTGGCCTTCGAAATTAAATCTGAAGAAATAGACGAAGAAAACGGTACATTTCAAGGATATGGGTCTATTTTTGGTAACAAAGACCTTGGAAATGATATTATTGTTGAAGGTGCTTTTGCCAAATCAATTGGCAGAAAAGGTGCAAAATCAGTTAAATTATTATATCAACATAAATCAGATGAGCCAATTGGCGTATTTGATGAAATAATAGAAGACAAAAGAGGTCTTAAAGTAAAAGGTCGTCTTGCAATGGGTACACAAAGAGGGCGTGAAGTACATGAATTAATGAAAATGGGAGCATTGGATGGCCTTTCAATTGGCTATCGTGTTGACCCAAAAGGGGTAGAATATGATGATAAAGGCAAAATACGCTATATAAAATCAGTAGACCTTATGGAAATATCTGCTGTTACTTTCCCGATGAACCCCAAAGCTAGGGTGGAAGCGGTAAAAGGCACAGATCGCTCAGTACGTGAATGGGAAACATTTCTTCGGGATGAAGGAAACCTATCGCGTAATGAAGCAAAGGCGGCGGCATCAGCCGTTTCCAAGGCACTTGAACAGCGGGATGCTGTAAAAGAGGAAACGCCTAAAGTCCTTGAGGCTTTAACAAGCCTTACCAACATCCTCAAAACTTAAACGGAAAGGGTCTACCAAATGGAAGATCAAGTAAAAACAGCCGTAGAAGCTATGTCAGGTGCTTTTGAAGAATTTAAAAAAGTAAATGATGATCGC